AATATCGAACTTCAGTTCTTCGACGTCAGTGATCGGTGTATGCACCACACTATCAAACGGGATACCAAAGGTTTGGAAATAAGACTGCGGGGTACCAAATTCACTATCATAGAATAGAATGATGCCATCGGTATACTTCTTGAGGAACGAGGAAGCAAGGAGAAGAGCAAAGCCAGTTTTGAAATGCTTTGAAGGACCAGCAAGCATTGTTAAACCTGGTGTAATACCACCATCAACACTACCAGACAACGCAACGTTGATCATTGGTACAGAAGTAGGAATCATATCCTTCTTTGTAAAGATTTTGCTGTCTGTAAGAGTTGAAGTCAAGTCAATTGTGGAATTTTTAATTAAGCGATCTTTAAGCGACATATGTTTCTCCTATTATATGTATTAGTATAGCGTGTATTTGTATAAAAGTCAACTATCAATATAATCATCCATTTTCTTGATGAATGCTTTAATTGCTTTATCTCTATTTGGCCAAACGATAGTATCCTTCTCAGGATTTTTCATTAGATTGTTTAACAAAGGCATAATCATATCTCTCAGTCCCTGCACTTTATCGTTTGCAGCGTTTGAATCTAAAAATGTAAATCCGAAATCGTCATCTTCTTCGTTCAACTGAAAAATTCCTCCAGTGTTGCCTTTTGTTCTACCTGCCATCCGATTACCTCTGTAATTGCTTTAAGTGGTTCCAAGAATGCCTTTTCGAATTGCATATCTCTGTCGATATACTTATCCAAATTAAACTCAGTTGGTATATAATCAGCAGTTGCAATAACACTCTCGCCAATAGGATTAGGTGTTTTGAGATAGGCAAACTTAATCTTATCACCATCCATGATTGGAGGAATAGATTTAATGTTGTGTTTGTTCAACATATGATTGAATATCAACGAACCTTTAACCTGAATGGGAGTAGCTGACTTGTAGATAGCACTTGCATCTCTATACTTACCCATTCCTTTGACGCCTCGAGGAAAAGCAACATCTTCAAATGGTAGCGTCATGAATTTCTCTCGAAACTCTTGAATGAATTTATGAAGAGCTGATTCATTTTCGTTCATGATGATACTGAGTGCAGTTTTAATATTCTCGCGACATGCATATGGAGTTGATGAACGAACAGCTTCAATGCCTTGAATCTTCAATTTAGTTTTGTCATACTGTACACCCTCAACATTCCAAGCATTGAGAATATACATTTTCTTTGCTTTCCAAATACCTTTGTTAGCAATTGTTTCTCGCTTCATTTGCATTTTCTGTTGGTATGCATTCATCATACCAGCAAGTTCATCATAGCATGCATTCAAATAATGTTGAATCTTATTTTCACAAAACTTATCGATCAGATCAACAGCCTGTAGCTCATCGCTACCATCAGGAATTAATCTTTCAAATGTAACATAGATAGAATCAGTATCAGCAGCGATAACGTAATCAACATCAGTTGTCTTACATATCCTGTTCATGTACTGGTTCATTTTCTTTTCGATCCACCTAATAGAGAGTTGGCCCGAAGTGGTAATGGCTTCAGCATGATTGAAATTAAACCATCTGAAGTACTGGTTGCCGAGAGCGCCATAAGCCGAGTTGAGCTGGATTTTCTTAGCCATTTGCATATTGTGAAAACGGGCGACGAGTTTCTCTTCCTCTTTACTTTTCGTTTTCTCATATCTTTGTTTCGCCTCCAACATTTTCTTCTTGTAGATAACACGGTCATTATACATCTTCTCCATTAATGCTGGAAGAAATCCTTGCTTGTCCTTGCGGTATACACAACCATTAGCTGCAATCGCATGTGGGCAGTTGTGTGTCATATCACCAGTAAGTAACTCGTCAATTGAATTAAAATTTGGAAGGCGAGTTACAAATGTCTCAGGGCTGATATTGTACTGCATAATCAAATGCGGATACAGGCTGTTCAAGTCAAAGGAAACAACCCACTTACTCAAACCAGGTCGCACTTCCTTAACGAATCCACCAACTAATGAATCAAAGTCAGGCTGCTTTTTAAACTGAGGAATAACAATATTTTGTTCAAGCAGATAATTGTGAATGATAATATCCCATGAACGCACTGTCGTCATGGTATCTTGGTAGTTGACCTTTGCATCATATGCCAGCGCCATAACCTGCTCGAGAAACTTCAACTTATCATCGAGGCGATCAACTAGAACACAGTCATGAATGTTATACTCAATGAACTTTTGATAATTGTTTTTGTACAATTCTAATAGATTGCCATACTCAGAGTAATCTAGTTTTTTCTCACCAAGCTCTATTTGAGCAATGAAGTCAAGCTTATAACTCTCTTGATTACCGAATGTAAACTTACGATATAACTGATAGTAATCAAGTACAGCCAAGCCAAATGGATTATAACTTTGATTTTGCTTGCCTCTGAACTCAATCATTTTCTCATCAAGTATTTTCCAAGGCGATAGCTTCTTTGCTTCTTTCTCATTAAACAATAATTTAATACGGTTTACCAAATATGGAATGTCAAAGAACTCAATGTTCCAACCAGTCACAACATCAAGATCAAGAGCTTGCCAACAAGCAAGAAACTTTTGAATTAATTCGTATTCATCTTTACATTCTAGATAATAAGTGTTCTCATCATCTGTCTTAAACTTACCACAACCAAACACATAGTTTCTCTTATTGAAACGCACAGTAATAGCAGTGATTGGTTTATCTGCCTTCTGAATATCAGGAAACCCTTCATCAGCTGCGCACTCGATATCCAATGTACCAATACGCACAAGCTGAGGATCATAATCAATATCGCCTTTGAACTTATCAAAGATGTATAGATATGCGAATGTATTGATGCCAAATATTTCCATATTTGCAACATCTTTATATTTGTCTACGAAATCTTTTGCGTCTCCGATGCTATCGAAATCAATGCGACCAACATCTCTACCATCTAATGTTTTATACTTACCACCCTGCTTCGGTATAAACATATACGGTTTGTAATAGTCAATATCAGATATGCGCAGCCCCTTATCGAAGCCACGCATATAGATTTTATCGCCACGTTGAAAAACACTAGTGTAAAAACGATGCATTTATAAATAACCTTTATACGTATCTATTATTAAAGGAAGTTTAAATGGATTATAATAAACATTATAGCTTATTAATAGCTAAAGGTCAAGGCAGAATATTAGAAGGTTATGTAGAAAAACATCATATAATTCCTAAATGTATTGGTGGTACAGACGATTTATCTAATCTTGTAGCTCTTACTCCAGAAGAACATTTTGTAGCGCATCAACTTTTAATTAAAATATATCCAAACGAACCAAAATTAATTTTTGCTGTAAAAATGATGTGCGTTAAAACACCAAAACATAAAAGAGGTAACAAAATGTATGGTTGGTTAAGAAAAAAATATGATGAATCTAGAAAATTAATAAAAAGAAAACCGCGAAAAAAAGAAACTAAACCAAGAAAACCAAGAATATATACTGAAGAATGGCGTAGAAAAATTGGAGAAGGTTTGAGAGGAAGACCAGTATCCGATGAAACCAGAAAAAAACTTAGTATTGCTATGAAAGGAAAGCCTCTTTCAGATAAACATAAAGAGGCTCTCCGAGTTCCTAAAACAAAAAAATAATGTTATTGCTTGCTAGCAACCTTCTCTTGAGTTCTACCGTAAGCAGCAACACCGAGAATAGCACCGAATGCCATATGAATCAAACCACCATTAGATAGTGAGAGTGATTGCCATGCGACATACTGTAGTTTTGTTACAATAGGAAGAAACATTGAAATTGCTGGGAAAATAACAAAGTCAACCAAGCAGATAAGCATGTAAAGCCAGCCCATTGCTGGGCGCCAATACGCTTTGGCCCAGTGTTCATCTTGTTTTGCATTGTCAATGTCCATTTGCTTCTTTTCCATTTCAATCTTTGCCATCTGAGCTTCAGGCGACAACTGTTGAATGGATGGAGCAGGCGATGCACTTGGCATTACATTTGTAGTAATAGCAGCAGCTGCGCCTTTAGTTGCAGCTGGAATCATATCCATTGCTGGTTTTGGTGCTGCTGGTTCTTCGTCTGGTGTACCAAATTTTGGCATATCTTATCTCCTTATGAAAATATTTCGAGTGCGGCTTCATAATGAGATTTACGATCTTCTAGACCAATAGTGCCACCATTAATTTTCTTTGTTACTGTTACAATGTCGCCTTTGTCAGCCCACTGATTCAATTCTCTTGAATCCCAGAACCAACCTGCAGACCAGGCTGCTCCTTCTGGTTCGGACAACCAAGCAGTTGCCTCTGCCAATGGCCAACCCATATCCTGGGCGAATGCTTCGTAGTTGCTCTTACCAGTTAACTGAATAAGACCACGCCCACAATATCTAT